AATTAAGCAAACACACATAACAAAATAGAATTCCCAGCAAGCCAAAAGCTGAGTTTTCCATCGGATTTTAAAAGAAAGGTTGAGATGGTACCCCATAGCCAAAACGGGATAACATTATTCTAACAATAAAAGCTAAAACTACTAGTAGTGGCCAGCGAGCCACTCTTCGTCTTTCGACTCATAGTCTTCTGTTAAAGAACGCCAACCGCTGGAGCCGCGCAGATGCAACTCCTGATCTCTAAGCAGAGATAGGCAACGGTTAACTTCGTTCTGGAGGTGGGTGTAATACTCTCTTCCATGGTGGTAGGCCTCGTCAAACACGATCCTTAGGTTCTGGTACATAGCATCTCGTTCATGCTCGCCGGTGCGAGCTTCTCGGATCCAGTTGATTTCTTCACAAATAGTCTTTTCTTCAATCGGTGCCAGAATCTTAGAGGAAATTCGGGGGTGCGGGGCGAAGCGTCTTTTCAAGAAGGTAGTATCATGGGCCAGGTCTAGGAAGGGCAATTGCTCTCCGCCTTTCTTCAATGCATCGGTATAACCTATTCCTAGGTTCAAGAAATACCGTTGCACGTCATGAAACGAGAACCACTCACGGATCTCGGCAGAGGGGGCAACTACGTGGTCATCACCGTAGACTGTCAGTTCCAGTTGATCGGAGCAGCAGTCGAGGTCAAAACGCACCTTCTTTTCAGCAGCAGTGGCTTGTAAGGCAATCAGGATGTAGAACCAGTTGCACAGTCCATTCAAGTCAGCGGTGATGGGAACACCAGAGGGGATACCTTGCGATTTTGCAACCACAACGTTTCCATAGACTGTTTTCAAGTGGATCATTTGTTCGAGCAGAGTGTGACGAGCGAGGGCGTTGTCATCGCCGTCGTCATACCATTTGTTAACTACTTCCACAGCAGCAAACATAACGTCTGGGTCGAGTTTTCCATCCCAAGCCTTATAGTCACCTGCAATAACCTTTCCACCAAAACGGTTAAGCCGGTTGTAAAGCAGGGTCCAATCGGGGCCAACGGGGTTTATTCCGACGGCGCTCGGGAGAGAAGTACAGTTCTGGGCCATACAAGCAATGAAAGCTCCGAAGAACCTTCGACACTCTATGTTGTAATGGAGTGGCATGCAGTCAAAAAGGCGCGTGGCCCCGGTCCGTATTTTCTCTAGCGAGCGTCGTTCGTCTTTCAAGTTTGAGTAGGAAAGAACAAAACTCTGTTCGCCGCGAAGCAGCTTCTCGTGCATCTCAGTCAGTTGTTCAGTGAGATACCGGTCCTTGAGGGTCATGTCGAGGGAGTGATTCGAGGAAGTCATACAATCAAATAGAAAACGCTTGCCTTTTGCAAAGGCAGGCTTCCACCACTTGAAGGGTAGGCCAGGGCTAGTTAGGGGGTTGAGGCGGGTAAAATCGGCGTTGGGGATTCCGTTTATTCCTTCCTCGACGGTAAGGACTCTCTTAGCCACACCTTTAGGGGTGTAGAGTTGGAGAGTTGCCAAGATGAAATTCATGGCTCTCTTAACGAACAATGGATTGTGCGGGAGAGTAGCCACGCTATACTTCTTAGCGCCCTCATTCATCGGGGAAACTTTCGTTTCGCATCGGGGGTCGTTAGGGTGCAGAACGGCAGGTTCAGTTTGATGGGGGAAAACCATGTCGTGGAGCGGGGAT